TAAAACTGTGTTATGATTAACTGTCTTACTCTCTTACAGGTCAGGCGTTAACCCATCCTAGTGATGGGTTTCGCTATTTAATAAGGACACTATGGAATCTGGATACGATAAAGATAAGTTTGAAGAAATCAATCCTGAGTTTTATCTAGGTGATGAAAAACCTGTTGACGAAAACTTTGAAGAAAAGTTAGATGAATTATCTCAAGAATTTGTAAATAAATTAATAGATAAAATGATGGACTTTTTAAAGGTCCTTGTAGGACATGATTTACACCCTTATCAAAAGCCCCTGGCACGACGGATTATGGAATCAGTAATTATTAATGATGGTGAAGAAGTAACTGCGTTAGCATCACGTCAGTCAGGAAAATCTGAAACTGTTGCGGATACTGTAGCAACTTTAATGATTCTTCTTCCACGTCTTGCAAAACTTTATCCAGATCTATTAGGTAAATTTAATGATGGAGTATGGGTTGGGTTATTTGCTCCTACTGAATCTCAGGCTGAAACATTGTTTGGTCGTGCCGTTACACGTCTAACTTCGGAAAGAGCCGTAGACATTATGGGGGATGTTGAAATTGATGACTCTGCAGTTCGTGTTGGTGGAGTAACTCGTCAAATTAAATTAAAAAACTCTGGCTCAACAATTACTATGATGACTGCTAACCCTCGTGCAAAGATTGAGTCTAAATCTTTCCATTTAATTATTATTGACGAGTGTCAAGAAGCAGATGATTTTGTTGTATCTAAATCTATTTCTCCTATGCTTGCATACTACGCAGGAACTATGGTTAAAACTGGAACGCCAACTACAAGTAAAAATAACTTTTATAGATCTATTCAATTAAATCGTAGAAGACAAACTACTAAGGGTAATAGACAAAATCATTTTCAATGGGATTGGAAAGATGTGTCTAAATTTAATCCAAATTATGAAAAGTTTATTCGTAAAGAGATGTTACGTATCGGAGAAGAATCTGATGAATTTCAAATGTCTTACAATTGCAAGTGGTTACTAGAAAGGGGTATGTTTGTTACTTCTACGATTATGGATAACTTGGGGGACACTTCTCAAGAACTTGTTAAAGTATGGCACAAGACCCCAGTTGTTGTCGGCATTGACCCTGCTCGCAAAACTGACAGTACAGTTGTTACTGTTGTTTGGGTTGATTGGGATCGTCCTGACGAGTTTGGTTATTTTGATCATCGAATCCTTAATTGGTTAGAACTACAGGGTGATGATTGGGAAGAACAGTACTTTCAAATTGTTAACTTCTTAAGTAACTATGATGTATTAGCAGTTGGTGTAGATGCTAACGGTGTTGGTGACGCAGTTGCTCAACGTTTAAAACTTTTATTACCACGAGCAGAGGTAATGCCTATAACATCCAGCCCTTCAGAGCAATCCAAAAGGTGGAAACATCTGCAGGCTTTAATTCAACGTCAGATGATTTCTTGGCCTTCTCATGCCAAAACTCGACGACTTCGGACTTGGAAACGGTTTTATCAACAGATGGTTGATGCTGAGGTTCAATACAAGGGTCCAAATTTTTTGGTTGCTGCACCTGATGAATCATACGCTCATGATGACTTTGTGGATAGTTTGGGTATAGCGTGTTCTTTAACACAAGATCTCGTTATGCCAGAAGTTGTTTCTTCTAGTAATCCTTTTTTCTAGTTAACCCACACAAAAGCCTAAAAAGGGTGGAAACTATTACCAAGGAAAAGGCCTTTCCCAAATCAATCCTTAAGGAGTCATAAATGACAATTTCACCAGCACCTCGCTTCCCAGAGCGTGCACCACAAGTATATGAGATGAAGGGTGCAGGCAACGAAACACGCCGTGGACCACTTCGTTTCGAAGAAGGTATTGCAACTGATACTGATGTTCCAAACGATTTTCAATTAGGAATGGAACAAGGATCTGCCGCTGCGGCTGGTCGTCCAAACCGTAATGCTCCAGTATGGCAGAAATCTGCTGCTGAAACATTAGCAGAGCGTGCACACGTAGGATCTGCTTCATGGGCAGAAGCACCAACTTATCTTGGTGAGTTTGCACATGGAACAATGAACGACTACTCAGCCGCTCAGATTGAGACAGTTGCTCGTTCAGGTGGACGTACACAACGTCAATCACCAACAGTCGTAAACGACTAAGTAACTTATTAACACCTAACTCCGTTCATGCTATAGGGTATGAGCGGAGATTGGTCATCTACGGAGGAGACGTAAATGCGTAAACCTGGTAATCCAAAATTGTATGCAATGTTTGTTGCACAGGCACGGGCTAAATATTCTTCTTATCCAAATCCAGGTGCAAGTGCTTGGGTTAGTAAAAAGTATCAACAAGCAGGTGGACAGTATATTGAAACTACTGAAGCAAGTCGTCGTGCTAATATGGCTAAAAAGAAAAAAGAAAACGAAGATAGTAAAAAAAGTGAAAATAAAAAAGACGTAAAAAAATCTAACAAAGAAAAAGATAAAGGCAAGAAGTAATGTCATTTTTGGACTTTAGTCCGCCGTCATATAGAGCGGCATCTTCTGATTTAACTATTTCTATTTCTCCATTAGGATTAGTAGAACTTGCTGATGAAGAGTTTGAGGTTCACGGTCCTCGTTTAAACCGTTACTCACTTAACTGGGCAATGTATCTAGGACATCATTGGGGGTATCGTCGTGAGCAAGGTGAGATGCAAATCGCCGTTAACTATTATCGGGCTTTTAACGATTATCTTTCCCGTTTTACTTTTGGTCGTGGCGTTCACTTTCGCTCTCCAAAAGCGACTGAAGCGATTGTACCTGACAGGTTGGAACGTGTTTGGGAAGTAGATAACGATAAAATGCGTGTCCTTCTTGAGATGGGACAACAAGGCGGAATTACTGGGGATTGCTTTGTAAAAGTAGCATACGAAGAACCTTGGACAGACTCTGCAAATCTATTGCATCCTGGTCGTGTTCGTATTCTTCCAATGAACTCATCCTTTTGCTTTCCAGAATTTCATCCACATGATAGAACAAGATTATTAAGATTTAAACAAAAGTATCGTTTTTGGGGAACTTCTTTAGAGGGTACTCGTCAAGTATTTACTTACACTGAAATTCTTACCGATGACATAATTGAAGAGTATGTCAACGACGAACTAATCGATTCACGACCAAATCCACTTGGCGTAATCCCTGTAGTTCACATACCTAATGTTCCTGTTTCAGGATCACCGTGGGGTCTCTCAGACGCACACGACATCATCACTATAAACCGTGCATACAACGAAATTAGCACTGATGTTGCAGACATCATTAACTACCACGCATCACCAGTAACGGTAATCGTGGGTGCTAAAGCCTCTAACTTAGAAAAGGGCGCAAAGAAGGTTTGGGGCGGTCTTCCAAAAGACGCCCAAGTCTTCAACTTAGAAGGCGGTGCTCAAGGTATAGACGGAGCCTTGAAGTATCTTGAACTTCTAAAAAGATCTATGCATGAACTTATGAACATTCCAGAAACTGCGCTTGGACAAGTTCAGCCCATTTCAAATACTTCTGGTGTAGCACTTTCTATTCAGTATCAACCATTAATGAATCGTTATTCACAGAAGGTAGCCCAATACGGAAAGGGCTTAGAAAATATAAATGCGTTAGTAATAAAGACTCTTGCAGTAAAAGAACCACAAACATTTATTTATAATCCAGATGTAGATGGACCAATTAAAGAGGGTCAATATCCACAACTAGACCCAAATGATTCAGTTACTTATATTAACTATGCACAATTTCCACAACCTCTCCCACTTGATAAGTTGATCGTGCTCAACGAGATCCAGACCAAGTTGGGTATGGGATTAGAGTCCAAAGAGGGTGCATTGCGTCAACTTGGCGAAGAATTTCCAGAAGAAAAATTGCTTGAAATTCGTGAGGAACTCATGGCCGATGCCCAGGCTGATGGCGCTCTACAACTTGTTAAGATTCAAATTCAAAAACAGATTATGGATATGACAGGCATGATGCCTGGTCCTGATGGTAGTAGTGCAATTCCAATGCAACCAACAGTCTTGGGAGATGGGGATGTAATGGGAGATGGAATGGAAGGCCCACAAGACCCAGATAATCCAATGAACCCTGCAAGTCAAGAGGCTAAAGGCATGGAAGTTCAAGCCGAAGCAGAGATTAGAAACAAACTCGTCACTGATGCCTATGGAACAAAAATTCCACAAAGAAGGACAGTAGACAGAGATTAATTAGAATTCTGATATAAAATTCAGAGTACAGCGAGACATACTTACTTTAATAGAGTGAAGTTGTATCGTTATAAATTAACGTGATACGCCGCAAGGCATTCGGACAATGACCCAAGAAATATAGGTGATTACTATGGAAAATGCAACACAAGATATGCAAGTAATGCAAGAAATCGCTGTTGCGGAAGCAGCAGCCGTAGTAGAAGCGAGTGGTGAGACCTCAGTGTACACAGTCGACGATCTTGCAAAAGCACGAGAGCAAGAGAAGTCTAAGTTGTACCCACAACTTGAAAAGATGAGAGAAGAACTTTCATCTCTACGAAAAGAAAAAGAAGAAGAAGCAGCACGTAGAGTTCAACTCGAATCAGCAAAACAAGTAGAAGAGTTGGCTATACAAAAAGCAAAGGAAGAAGAAGAACTTTCTTTTAAAGATCTCCTAAAAAAGAAGGAGCAAGAATTTCAGTCTCAAATAGAGGCTGAGCGTCTTGAAAGAGAACGTGCTTTTGCTCTTCTAGATCAGGAACGTAAGTTCCAAGAAGTAACAAACTATCGTTCATCACGGATCGAACAAGAACGGGACAATATTGTTCCTGAATTAATTGATTTAGTTGATGGTAACAATTCCGATGAGATTGAACAGAGCATCGCAATGTTGAAAGAAAAATCTGTTCGAATTTTGTCATCCGCCCAACAGGCAATGCAAAATGCAAGACAACAAATGGCAGGAACTAGGATTACTAATCCTGCCGCAGGACCCCTCGATAATGACTCGGACCAAAAAACGTACTCACCTGATTCGATCAGGGAAATGTCATTGGCGGATTATGCGAAACAAAGAGCCAAATTACTTGGCGCTGCAGCAAGCAATCGTGGTCAGGGACTGTTCGGTTAATCCCAAACAACTACTAGGAAAGGACTTGACCTAAATGGCAAGTGCAATTACAGGTACAGGCTCTCTCGCAGGAAGCCCAACCGCTTATTCAGGCAGCAACAGCAGCCTGAACCAAGCAATTCAAACAATCTGGTCGAAAGAAATTTTGTTCCAGGCAATGCCAATTCTTCGTTTCGAACAATTCGCAGTTAAGAAGACTGAACTAGGTGTAGCACCTGGTCTTCGTGTGAACTTCCTTCGTTACAAGAACTTCGCAATTGATCCAACTCCTCTTACAGAAGGCGTTCGTATGACAACAAACGCACTTACTGCAGAGCAAATCGCAATTACAGTTGCAGAGCACGGTTATGCCGTTGCTGTTTCTGAATTGCTTCTTAATGCATCATTTGATGATGTAATGGCTTCAGCATCTCGTCTTCTAGGTCGCCACATGGCACAGTACCTAGATGTACAAGCACGCAACACTCTCTCTGCTGCAACTTCAGCAGTCTTTGGATACAACCGTTCAGCACTACAAGGTGTTAACGATTGGTACAACGAAGGCACAGCAGCAACAGCAGTTGCAGAACTTGATGGTGGGTTTAACCTATCAACAGGTGCTGTAAAAGATGCCGCTCTTACCCTTGCTGGTAAGAACATCCCTCGTTTAGGCGAGACATACGTAATGTTCGTTCATCCAAAGCAGTCACGAGATATTCGTTCGAACCCAGAGTTCATCGAAGTAACTAAGTACGCTGCTCCAGGTAACTTCATGTTAGGTGAAATCGGACGTCTGTATGACGTAGTATTTATCGAAACCACACAGGTTAGAAAAGTACTTGCTGCAGAAAGTTACGGAAACTACACCGCTAACGTTGGTGCTCCAGCAAATCAGTATGAAGTTCCTGTAAAGGCTAACACAGCCCCAGGACAAGGTGGTAACCCAGTATCTGCAGATTACACAGCAGAAAAAGGTTATTTCACTTCTGAGTCTGGTTGGACTGCAGACATCTATGAAGCAATCATGATTGGTGACAATGCATTTGGTCACGCAATCTCACTCCCTGTTGAACTACGTGATGGTGGCGTTCTTGACTTCGGTCGTGAGCACGCTCTTGCTTGGTACGCAATTTGGGGTCTTGGCGTAATCACAGATCAAGCGATCTGTAAGGTTTACACCAACTAATTGATTTACCCCGATGTCTGGGAGCCATACTCCTTCTTTGGCTCCCAGCCATCAACAACTAACTTAGGAGAATAAATATCGTGGCAAATACACAAACAAGTCCGCTTGATGCAACAGGCAGAGCAGCGGAACAAGCAACAAAAAAGAATGCGTCAGAACTAAAGAAGCGTAAAGAAGAACTTTCTATCGCTACTCAAATTGAGGCGGAGAGTTTGGAAAAGGATGTATTCGATCCTAAAAAACCAGACGTTCCTCTTGTTTTAGATGATATTGAAAATGTCGGAGTATCAACTGCTGGAGACTATGTAGTCATCCGCACAATTACTGATGTTGACGAGATGACCTATGGAGTGGGTAATGTTTACACCTTTAAAGCAGGTGTTAAATATAGAGTTCCATCAAGTCTTGCAAATTATTTAGAACAACTTGGCTATATTTGGCGGCCTAACTAAATTTAGCCCGTCGTTAATAGTCCGACTCTCAACTGGTTCCCGCCCTCCTCCCAGTTGGGAGTTGGACCTTTTTTTGCGCTGAATAAATTCTTAATACACGAGATGATTGGCATAGAATTTTAACGGAGGTTATGTGGCTACGATTGCAAGCCTTGCGGATCGCTTAAGGTCTGAAATTGGCGATACCCCAAAGTCTTTTGTTTATCAGTTTACTGCTGATGGGAATACTAACCGATACCTAATTCCTTACTCTCCTTTAGATGGATTAAATCTAGTAGTTAACTTAAACGGAGCAGATATATCTGAAGATGTAGAGGTTGAAGAAGCAACTGGTTATATTGTTTTGGATACGGTACCTACTGCAGATGATACAATAATTGTTGCTGGAAACTACTTTAGATACTTTACAACAACCGAAGTTCAATCTTACATAAACATAGCGTTTTTAGAACACTCAGCCTTCCACACCGATGCCTATGGTCGCAGTGTTAGTCTGCAGAATATTCCTACACTTGAAGAGTATCCCGTAGTTGTTTACGCATCAACTCTTGCTTTGTATGCTTTAGCAAATGATGCCGCTTTTGATATTAACGTCTTTGCTCCAGATGGGGTGACAATCCCACGATCTGAAAGATACCAACAATTGATGCAAATGATTCAAACTAGAAAAGAACAATACAAAGAACTTTGTTCTCAACTTGGTATTGGTATGTTTAAGATTGATGTCTTTAGTTTTCGCAGAATTTCAAAGACTACTAATCACTACGTGCCAATTTTTCAACCACAAGAAATCGACGACCGTTCAGCCGCTACTCGTGTCCACCTGCCTACTCCTACCTACGGCAATGTGGAGACTCCAGTATCAGTTGTTACTCAGGATCTCTTTGTCTATGAGGGAGATGCCTACGAATTTACAATTGTTCTTGACTTTGAGGTAGATACCTATACTGCAAAATCCGAGATTCTTGGCGTAGGAATTCCTGGAGTTATAGCAACTTTTACAATTACATTTCCAAATGTTGGTACAGCAGACGGAGCAGGTCTTCGTACTCTAAAATTAGCACTCACTGGAACACAGACACGTATGTTGCCTGGTACCTCTTATTATGATGTTCAGTTAACTAAAGACGGAGTCACCCAAACATACGTTAGAGGAAAGATATTTAAGACTGAAGAGGTAACAGAATGAGTCAGTACGTAAGACCAGGAACTACTGTTCCAATTGTAGTAAATGACGTAATCTTAATAACTACACCCTCTAGTACTCAGGACTTTGGAACAACTAGCGGTACCCTAGAGCCCCAGGCTCTAGCCTACGAACATACCCAAGGAGCAGTTAGTTCCTCTTGGATAATTACTCATAATTTAGGATTTAAACCTAACGTTACAGTTGTAGACTCTGGGGGTACAATATATGAAGGTGAAATAACTTATACTAATTCGAACTCACTTACGGTCTCGTTCTCCCAAGCCTTTTCAGGAAAAGCATATTTATCTTAAGGAGATAATGTAAATGGCCCGTAAGTTTTTAACCCCGATTGATTTAAACAAATTAGAATTACAAAATGCAAGAATACAAAACTTAGCGACCGCTCCAGCATCTCCCGTAGTTGGTCAAGTTTATTTTGACACAGTATTATTATATCTACGTACATGGAATGGCACTGCATGGATTAATGCAAGTCAAGGTTCTCAAGGAACTACTGGAGCACAAGGTACACAAGGTACCCTTGGTGCACAGGGAACTCTTGGAACACAAGGTGCGGTAGGTAGTCAAGGTACTGTTGGTTCACAAGGAGCAGTTGGCTCACAAGGTACAGTAGGTTCCCAAGGAACTGCTGGTGCACAAGGTTTAGACGGTTCTAATGGTGCTCAAGGTACACAAGGTACCTTAGGTGCACAAGGTGCTGTAGGTTCTCAAGGAACTCAGGGAACTCTAGGTTCACAAGGTACTCAAGGAACTTTAGGTTCACAAGGTACACAAGGAACTTTAGGCGCACAAGGTACTCAAGGAACATTAGGTGCTCAAGGTCTTGACGGAACTCAAGGTACTCAAGGTACTGAAGGTTCATTTGGTGGTATTACAGTTGAATATACCTTCAGTACTAGCACAACTATGTCAGACCCAGGCGATAATTTTGCTCGTTTCAATAATGCTGCATTAACCGCAGCGACCAGTCTTGCATTAGACATTAACCCTTCTGATGGTAACTACGATGTCTCTAACTTCTTACAAACTATTGATGATTCAACATCTACTATTAAGGGTCACGTAAAAGTATCTAAGAAAAATAATACTTCTGTTTTTGCTCTTTATACAATTGCTAGTGTTGCTGATCAAACAGGTTGGTTTACTGTTGGCGTTGCTTATGTTTCTGGTAACGGAACCTTTAGCAATAACGATGAACTTCTATTTACATTTGCTCGTACTGGTGATGTCGGTGCTCAAGGAACCCAGGGAACAACTGGTTCTCAAGGCGTACAAGGAACATTAGGTTCACAAGGAACTCAAGGTACCCTTGGATCTCAAGGTACTGTTGGATCTCAAGGAACTCAAGGTACTGTTGGTTCTCAAGGTACAGTTGGCTCACAAGGAACTGTTGGTAGCCAAGGTACTCTTGGTGCACAAGGTGCAGTTGGTTCACAAGGAACTGTAGGTGCACAGGGAACTCAAGGTACTGATGGAACTCAAGGTGTACAAGGAAGTGTTGGTACTCAAGGAACCCAAGGTACTGTTGGATCTCAAGGCGTACAGGGAACTGTAGGTTCACAGGGAACCCAAGGAACTCTTGGAGCACAGGGAACTGTTGGTAGCCAAGGTACACAAGGAACTCTAGGTACTCAAGGTTTACAAGGTAAAGAAGGTAACTTTGGCGGCGTAACTGTTGAATATGCATACAGTACAACCACCGCAATGTCAGACCCAGGTTCAACAAATATACGATTTAATAATGCATCTTTAGCATCTGCAACTCATCTTGTAATTGATGATGAAGATGTAAATGCAACAAACATCTCTTCATATTTAGCAACTATCGATGACTCTACTTCAACAATTAAAGGTCACGTAAAAGTATCTAAGAAATCTAATGCGGCTGTGTTTGCAATGTATGCAATCAACTCAATGGTTGATGACACAGGTTTCTTTGATTTAGATATTACATACTTATCTGGTGCTGGTTCTTTATCAAATACCGATGCCGTTCTTATCACCTTTGCTCGTACTGGTGACGTTGGAGCCCAAGGTACTCAAGGTACTAATGGAGCCCAAGGCGTACAAGGTACAGTCGGTAGCCAAGGAACCCAAGGAACTCTTGGAGCCCAAGGTACAACTGGCGCTCAAGGCACACAGGGCACAACAGGTACTCAAGGAACTGTTGGATCTCAGGGAACTCAAGACGTTCAAGGAACACTAGGAGACCAAGGTACTCAAGGTACTGATGGAAATCCAGGAACAGATG